GTTTCGTACTTTGGCATCTTCTCGCTTCTCTGCGCCAAGGTATCCGCTGTCTCCGTTGAGTGTATCTTCCTCTCCGTGCATGAGTTCGGACGTCATGGTCACATCGGATACATTGGCTGCCGTAGCCTTAACAGTGTGAACAATACCGCTGTCCCTGTCCACACCAATATGTGCCTTATATCCGAAATGCCAGGTGTTGCCTTTCTTTGTCTGATGGGCGTCGGGATCGCGCTTCTTTTCCTCGTTTTTCGTGGAAGATGGAGCTGCTATAATCGTAGAATCTACGATCGTTCCCTTTTTCAGAATGAGACCGCGCTCCGTCAACATAGTGACCACTTGTGCAAACAACTGCTGTTGCAGTCCATGCTTCATCAGCAGATTCCGAAAGCGTCCCAGGGTATCTCCGTCGGGTACTTGGTTACTGGAATCTACCCCGCAAAACTCAGAAAATGCGCGACTGTCTATGACCTCCGCAACCGTACCTTCATCTGCCAGGTTGTAGAGGTTCTGCAGTATGAACAGCCGAAGCATCAGTTCCAACTCATAGGGCTTGTTGCCGCGCTCTCCTTTATAGTAGTACGGCTGTATGAGTGCTTTCCACTCGCCCCACGGGATGATGCGATCCATCTGTGCCAGAAATTCTTTTTTCTTTGTCCGTACCTGTGCCAACTCATCGTTGAACGCGGACAGCGTTATCTGTTTATTCATACTGTTATTTTACCATGTTTTGGCCGCTTCTGCACTACTCATTTTCTGTGCGGTGTTGCCTTAATGTTCTTTTTCTCTACCTTCTTCCCGGTCTCATGGACGGCCACGGCAGCGGCATCGGCGACGCTCTCGGCTTTCTCTTCCACCTTCTTCTTCGTGGCGCGGATCGTTTTGGTGGCTTTCTTGACTTCAGCTTCGACGGCCTTCTCAACCTTGGGAACAACGGTTGCTCCCTCCCCATATACCTCTTTGATCTGGGCGGCAAGTTTATCACTGAGTTTCAGTCTTCCGCTTTCGATCGGGGATATGCAGATGTACGGCGTCTGGCCTTCACTCGGGCCGCAGCTCATGGCGGAGATCGGCGATGTGCGCCGCTTTCACTCCAAATCCGCTCTGGTCGCCTTTGCGGGCATTGACGCCCCTCCGTACCAGTCCGGGCAGATCGACGTTCGCAGCCGCAGCATTTCCAAGCGAGGCTCCGCTAAACTTCGCAGGACTCTTTTCCTGGTTATGTCTGTGATTCTTCAGAACTCGCCGCTCGACGAGCCGATCTACCAGTATATGAACAAGAAACGGGCCGAGGGAAAGCCTTACAAGGTTTACATGATGGCCACAGCCAACAAGTTCCTTCGCCGTTACTACGCAACTGTCAAGGCTCATCTGGACGAGCTCGGCTAAACCTAATCCTCTGCTCCAACACAAGGCTGGCCGTCGCTTTAAAAACAAGGCGCTCAATGGCTTGGATTGTTATACCCTTTTAGCCTCACTTAAAAAAAATCATTTTGGGCTTGACTTATGTTAGCAGGTCTTACGAAATCTATGCTAAGCTTGACTTTCTGTCTGTTCTTGGCTAAGCCAAGCTTCAAATTCCTTTTCTCTTTTCGCATCCATACTATCTATTCCATATGGTCCATAGTAAAGATTTTCGTGCTCGTGTTCCCAAAGTTTGATAACTTCCTGAGTGTATGTTCCTTCGCAAGAATACAAAATAATAGCGAGAGCCTTCCGGCTTATTAGCTCCATAGTGTTGCGAAGAGTACTAATTGGTACAGATGGTACATCAATAAATTTATAAGAAAGTCTCTGAATGAGTGTATACCACCCCATTGCCTTGCCGTCTCTTAATTCAGTGTTGTCATCTCGGAAGAATTTCAAGAATTGTATGTCAAATTCGCATAATTTTTCCAATCTATCAGCAAGTGATTCTGTTAGCAAATACATATCACAGTTTGGAGACCTATAAAAGACTTCGTTATATATTTGCATTATGTTTTGAACAGTTTTTTTGTTGATTGCGCACTCTTTTTCCATTCTGTCCAAGAAATATGTGCGCCCAATTGTTCGGTTATTTGATATTTCCGGTAGAATGGGGTTTTTTGTGTCACTAAAGATGAATGAGCCAAATGGGTCTTTTATTACGGCAGTCAAAAATTCTTGCGATGTTATAACTTTATCCGTTTGCTTGCCTTTTTTATCATTATTATTCATAGTTGTGCTCCCTTGCCTTATACATTCTGTTCTTGGTAAAACAATATAGCAAAAGCATCAAGCTATATACAACTGTATATGCCTTTTCGGAGCAAAGCCCCGAACATGGATATGCCTAGTTGTTGATGTCCGTTTCATCACCCCAGTATATCTCGGTACAATCCTTTTCGGCTTGCTTTGCGATTGCCGGGTAAGATTCGGTCATAAACGTCTTCAGCTTGACGTCATCCTGACTGTAGGCCTTTTTTGTTGGACGCTGGCAAGACATCCCCCAGCGATCCAAGTAATACGATACCGAGAGCAGAGGAATCTCAATGTAGCATAGTTTTTTGATGAGTTGCTGAATTGCTTGGCGTGTCCAAAGGCAAGCAGCGATCTTTACCTGGCCTGGACATTTGTCAATGATTATGCCCTGTATTCCCTTCTCCTCCTGAGCAGTGAGCTTTCTCTTCTCCCAGACTTCCGACCATGCTTTTTCTCTTTCAGGCAGGTCATTGGATTCATGAAAAGGGTCAAACCAACTATTATTGCACATTAGAATAATACGGCATCTTTTCGGCAACGCGTGTTGAGAGGATGCTCTTTTTTTATTTCCGACTATAACCGACTATATTTGATTTCTAACCGATTACAGTTGTATGTGAGTCATATTTTAAGCGACTAATCGCTCTGGTACAATATGGTCAGTAGAATCCATTAGGGTTCACCTTGGAGGATTCGCTCATGAATTTCTCTAATTCTAGCACAATCCTGTACTACTGATACTATATCACGAGAAGAAATCTGCACAATCTCCAATCCGCGCATCAATTCTGAAGCAAGCCGCTGCAGGGCGCTATCGTGTTGCTTTGGAATCCAAATTGAATACTGAATGAGGCATTTCACACGATAGAGCTGCCTCTCAGGCCGATATGGACTTTTCGGTACTGAGAGCTGCTATGTGGTCTGCCTCTTTTTTGCGCTCCATTTCGGCCTAACAAGACCGAAAGGAGCGTTTTCTATGAAAACCAGAAAAACCAACAGCAACAGCCGCACGACCTATACCTATTTCTTTGTCACAGGTGAAAGAATTCAGCTTTTTCCTGAGTCCAGCCGGGCAGATTATTCAGAAGTTATTACCGTGTTTGACGATGAGCGATTTGTTCCAGATGAAATGATTCGGGAACTGCACTTAGCTGATGATCGCGCTGTCTATAACGAAAACAAAAACTGCAAAGTGCCATACCAAGATTGGGAACGGCCAATGATTCTGGAGTGGCAGAGTCAGCATCCGGGTGAAAAAGTCCCCAAGCGCTACCATCTATCCCTCGAATCTATCCTTTCAGAAGAGACAATCGACGAAGATAAGCTCAGAGTCCAGGCTCAGGTCTTGAGCCCTGCCGATGAAGAAGAGCCTGAGGCTATTGAACGACTGCGCTCTATTGTAGATGGCTTTACCGAACAGCAGAAGAAGATTTACTGCCTGGTTTTCCTTATGGGGTTTTCCGGGAGGAAAGCCGGTTGTCTATTGAAAATTCCTGAAGCGACAATCCGCCGCCGTATAACTGAAATCAAGATGATCATTGCGGATGACCCCGTTTTGAAAAAGATTTATACGGAATAGGCGGTTCATGACGCAACGGACAGCTATTTTTGCCCTTGGATATGAGAGGAGCCTAAGCTACCTCAGAAAGTGAGGGTAAAAACATGAAACACCGCGTCTGCATCAATGTTGCCGACGCCGCCGGGCAGAGGCAGTCGGTACTGGTAAGCCGCAAGATCAGGCTTCCAACCCGTCTGCTTCGCTGGCTCTTCGGTGAGTTCACCGAGGTGCTGGTACTCGCACCGTCGGCGTCAGTAAAAGAGGTTTCAATTCATGCGATCAGTCAGGGAGGTGCGCAATAGTGAAGCTGTATGAAATCAATCTGGCTATCGCGCAGCTGGCTGATCAGATTGAATGTGATCCCGAAACTGGCGAGCTTCTGGGGGACTCCGAAGAACTGTATGAGCAGATCAACGCGCTGCAAATGGAGCGTTCTTCTGTTCTGGAATACCTCGCCAAGCTCGTCCTGAACATTCGCGCCGAGGCCGCTGCAATTAAGGCTGAAGAAGAACGTCTCAGCAAGCGCCGCGCTGTCCTGGAGAAGAAAGAAGATCGCATCATGCAGATTCTCGACCGCGAATGCGCAGGTCAGACTACCAATTGTGGCGTTGCCACCATCCGCTATCGCAACTCTTCCAGGCTCACAGTCACCGATGCCTTTAAGGCCATTAGCTGGCTGAAACGGCATAAGTACAGCGACTGCTATCGCGTCCCCGACCCAGAGGTCAATAAGAGCAATGTAAGGAAGCTGATCAACTCTGGCACAAAAGTCCCCGGCTGCGAAATCACTCCAAACCAGACATGCTCACTGAAATAATACGGGAGGAAATCATGAAACTGAATATCATCGAAGGCACCATTAAGCGGGCGCTGAAGGTTGGCTTATACGGCATCGAGGGTATCGGCAAGTCTACCGTCGCTGCCCATAGCTACAATCCGCTTTTTGTTGACACTGAGGGCGGCACCGCCCATCTGGATGTTCGCCGCATTGAACGTCCCTCAAGTTGGGACGAGCTTCTCGCCATTGTGAAGGAAGTTGCTGCCAGTCCAGGCATATGCGGCACGCTGGTACTTGACACCGCCGACTGGGCTGAACAGTTGTGCGTTGATCACGTGTGCAGGAAGTACGGCAAGGAGGGCATTGAGGATTTTGGTTATGGCAAGGGCTACACTTACCTGGCTGAAGAGTTCTCCCATCTGCTGGAGGTGCTTGACACCGTGATCGCGGCCGGCATCAGCGTGATCGTTATCGCACACGCAAAAATGCGTAAGCAGGAGCTCCCTGATGAGATGGGCGCTTTTGACCGCTGGGAGATGAAACTTTCCAAGCAGGTCGCGCCGCTACTGAAAGAGTGGGTTGATATGCTGCTGTTCTGCAACTATCAGACCTTCGTCGTGAAGACGGATACCAACAGCTCCAAGGCCCAGGGCGGTAAGCGCATCATGTATACCAGCCATCATCCCTGCTGGGACGCAAAGAACCGCTTCGGCCTACCCGATGTACTTGATCTCAGCTTTGATAGCATCGCGCATCTTTTTCCCAACGCGCCTGCCCCTGCGAATAAGACCTCGCCTGCTACGACGCCCCTGGATATACTCCGCGAAAAGCTCATCAACACCCCGTTCTCCGAGGCCGATCTTCTGGATTTCATTCACAGCAAAGACCGCTACGCCGCCGTTGATTCACTTGACGGCATCCCCGAAAAGTTCATCAACGACTGGGTACTGAAGTACTGGGACAAGATTGTTGAAAACATGGCCGCCTCCAACGGCCGGAACAAGTAAAGGAGGGCATTGTAATGCCGTACACGACCGACAACAACATCATGGACTGGAACGACACTGTCGTTAACGATGGCTCACAGTTTATAATTCTGGAGCCCGGCGATTACAACTTTGAAGTTACTAGCTTTGAGCGGGGCAGATTTCCCGGCAGCGTCAAGATTCCTCCCTGCAACAAGGCCATACTTACCCTTACCGTTCACCTTGGGGATGGCAGCGTTGCTGTCGCCCACACCGACATTATTCTGTATCGCTCCCTTGAATGGCGTATTTCCTCTTTCTTCCGCTGCATTGGCCTCAAGAAAAAGGGCGAAAATCTGGTCATGGACTGGAGCCGTGTGCTCGGTTCTAAAGGCCGCGCTCGCTTCAAGCCCCGCGACTATACCGACAAAGACGGTAACCCCCGCCAGGCCAATGATGTTGACCACTTCATCGACTATGATCCTGATTTCTTCAAGAATGACGCTTTCTACGACGTCTCTGATCAGGAAGAACTGCCCTTCGTGTAAAGGGGGAAATGTCCATGATGACCCTCAGACCGTATCAGGCGGAGGCTGTGGACGCGATTTTATCCGAATGGTCTGCTGGGGAGCACCGGAAAACACTTCTGGTGCTCCCCACTGGCTGTGGGAAGACAGTCGTGTTTGCCATGGTCACGAAGAAACAGGTGGAGCGCGGCCACCGGGTGCTTATTCTGGCGCATCGTGGCGAGCTGCTGCAACAGGCATCAGATAAGCTGCTGAACGCCGCCGGTCTTGATACTGTACTGGAGAAGGCGGAGCGCACATCGCTTGGCAGCATGTTTCCCGTCACTGTTGGCTCAGTGCAGTCTCTGGCCCAGGATAAGCGCCTGGCCCGGTTCCCTGCCGATTATTTTGACGATATCATTGTAGACGAGGCGCATCATTGCCTCTCCGCGAGCTATCAGAAGGTGTTGAGACATTTTCCCAATGCCAATGTGCTGGGGGTAACCGCTACACCCGACCGCGGCGACATGAAGGACCTCGGCGAGTATTTTGATAGCCGCGCTTATGAGTATACCATGACTTCCGCAATTAGGGAAGGGTATCTTGTCCCGATCAAGGCGCAGATGATCCCGCTCCAGTTGGATCTGACCGGCGTAGGCATTTCCAGCGGCGATTTCTCCGCGGAGGGCATTGATAACGTTCTGGAACCCTACCTTGACCAGATCGCGGACGAAATGCTCCATTACTGCTCCGGTCGGAAAACGGTGGTATTTCTGCCGCTGATCGCGACATCCCAGAAATTCTGCCGTATGTTAAACGAGAAGGGGTTGCCCGCGGCGGAGGTCAACGGAACGAGCGCTGATCGTGCTGAAGTATTGGCAGATTTTGAAGCCGGCAAATACGCCGTGCTTTGCAACTCCATGCTGCTCACAGAGGGCTGGGATTGCCCTGCGGTCGACTGCATTGTTGTTCTGCGTCCCACAAAGGTACGCAGCCTGTATCAGCAGATGGTAGGCCGCGGAATGCGTCTTTCGCCCGGCAAAGATCACCTGCTCCTGTTGGACTTTTTATGGATGACGGAACGGCACGATTTATGCCGGCCGTCCGCACTGATTAGCAAGAATCAAGAGATCGCCCAGAAGATCGACGACCAACTGCAGAAAGACGATGGCGTTTATGACCTGATCGAGGCCGAGGAGCAGGCTGAGCGTGATGTCCTGGCTGAACGAGAAGCTGCCCTGGCCCGAGAGCTTGCAGAAATGCGCCGCCGGAAGGCTAAGCTGGTGGATCCCTTGCAATATGCACTCAGTATCGCGGCGGAAGATCTGGCAAATTATGTTCCGACTTTTGCCTGGGAAATGAGTCCTCCGTCCGAAAAGCAGCTCAGATTTCTGGAGTCACGCGGGATTTTGGCTGACGCAGTAGAAAACAGCGGTAAAGCTCATCTGCTGATCGACCGCCTAATCCGCCGTCAGGACGAAGGACTGGCAACGCCAAAGCAAATCCGGCTGCTCGAGCGGTATGGATTCCAGCACGTCGGCACCTGGTCTTTTGCTGCGGCCAGCGCCATGATCTCTCGCTTGGCTGCAAATCAATGGATTCTACCCCGCGGCATCTATCCAGCGAGTTACATACCGGAGTGACCCAAAGAGGTGACGCGAAAGTGCCACCTCTTTGAGCTTGGATACAGGAGGTGTTTGCCATGAAAAACAATAACGACATGCTGCTTGCGGCGCTTTCACACATCAATTGCGCGGACTGCTCATACCAAGAGTGGATCAATGTCGGTATGGCACTGCAAAACGAGGGCTTTGAATGCTCTGTATGGGACGACTGGAGTCAAGGCGATGTCCAGCGTTATCGAAAAGGTGAATGCGAGCGCAAGTGGCGGACATTCCATGGGGCCGCGACGCCTATTACCGGAGGCACCCTCGTTCAGATGGCGAAAGATCGCGGCTACGACCCCAAGAGCAATTGTATCATGGGCTGGGATGATGAAATTGCGGATGACGAGGATGATTTCAACCAGCATACCGCACCAGGCACGTTTATGCAGACGGAAGAATTGAAAATCTATCTTCAAGTTTTGTTTAAGCCGGATGATCACGTCAGCCTGGTCACCAATGATGTCTGGCAAAACGACGACGGCAAATGGCTCCCGCGCAAGGGTGCCAGCGACCGTACCGCTGCCGAGCTGATCGCCTCACTGGAAAAGCACCCGGACGATCTCGGCGCAACGGTGGGCGACTGGAAGCCGGAAGCGGGGGCGTGGATTCGCTTCAACCCAGTAGACGGTCAAGGCGTCAAGAACGAAAATGTCACAGCCTTCCGTTATGCGCTCGTGGAATCCGACAACATGTCTATCTCGGATCAGGACGCCATGCTGCGCAAGCTAGAGCTGCCTATCGCTGCTCTTGTTCACAGCGGCGGTAAGAGTCTGCACGCCATTGTGCATATCGATGCCGATTCCTATGAGGAGTACCGAAAACGTGTGGAGTTCCTTTACGATTTTCTGGCAAAGAACGGTGTCACCATCGACAGGCAGAATCGCAATCCATCCCGCCTATCCCGCATGCCTGGTGCCACCCGTAACGGGAATCGGCAGTATCTCGTAGCGACGAACATCGGCAGAAAGAGTTGGGCTGATTGGAAGGCGTTCGTTGAGGGTGTTGCGGATGAGTTCCCTGAGATGACTCCGCTGTCTATGTTTATCGAAAATCCTCCGCAGCCTCCGGAGGAGCTCATTGTTGGCATTCTTCGGCGCGGCCACAAGATGCTTATCGCCGGTCCCTCCAAAGCGGGCAAGAGCTTTTTGTTGATGGAGCTTTGCATCGCAATCGCGGAGGGGAATAAATGGCTATCTTTCCCCGTAAAAAAAGGCCGTGTACTGTATATCAACCTGGAGATCGACGGGGCATCCGCCATTAATCGTTTTTTCAAAATTTATGAGGCGCTGGGGATGAAGCCGGTGCATGCCGATGACATCATCACCTGGGATCTGCGCGGCCATGCGGTACCGTTGGATAAGCTGGTGCCGACGCTCATTGATAAGGTCAAAGGCATGAATCTGGACGCAATCGTAATTGATCCGATTTATAAGGTCATCACCGGCGACGAGAATTCCGCTTCAGAAATGGGCGCATTCTGCAACCAGTTCGACAAGATCTGCAATGAGACCGGATGCAGCGCCATCTACTGCCATCACCACAGCAAGGGCGCGCAGGGCGCGAAGAAAGCTATGGATCGCGCATCTGGCTCCGGTGTGTTTGCCCGTGATCCCGATGCGCAGCTTGACATGATAGAGCTGGAGCTTACAGACGACATCAAGAACAACGTCCGCGACGGCAACGCCACGGCGTGGCGGCTTGAGTCGTCGCTCCGGGAATTTCCCAATATCAAGCCGCTCGATATGTGGTTTGATTATCCAATCCATCGTCTGGATTCCCATGGCAGCCTAGGGCATATGCCGGCACAGGGGACGTATGCTGCTGGCCGTATTCGTAACAAGTTTAGCAAAACCACGGAGACAGCGGCGGATGATTTCCGAAAGGCCTATAATGCGCTGAATATTGATGGCCGGGTTACGGTTAAGGACATGCAGGACTACCTGCAGGTTATTGACAAGACTGTTTATGCGCGTATCCGGAAAATGAACGGTGAATTTGTGCTGAAAAACGGTCTTATCCTCCGAGCGGAAAACGATTCCGTTCCCACCACATAACAGCCTGCCAAAATTCTTCTTTCTACGCTGATTCTATATAGATATATAGAATCTTAGAGGGAGGTTACCCTCCCCATAGGGAAGGGCTAAAGCCCGCCCTTCCCTATGGTAGGAGAGTAACCGTAACATAGCAGCGTGGAAAAAGGCAGGCGGAAGAAGGTTTAGAAAATGGAGTTCTTTATAGCTATGAATCCGCCGACGGCGACGGCTCAGGAGCACAAGGTACATGTCGTTAACGGCAAGCCGACATATTACGATCCTCTTCCCGTTAAACAGGCCCGTGCGAAACTGTCCGCCAGTCTGCTGTCGCACAGGCCGCCACAGCCCTTCAGCAAAGCCGTATCGCTTTCAGTTCTGTGGTTGTTCCCAAGGGGATCGCGCCACAAAAACGGCGAGTGGCGGATCACAAAGCCCGATACTGATAACCTGCAAAAGCTCCTCAAGGATTGCATGACCAGATGCGGTTTCTGGAAAGACGACGCGCAAGTCGCCAGAGAGCATATAGAAAAGCGCTGGTCTGATGAGCCGTGCGGCATCTACATTGAGATTGTTGAAATGAGGGACTGAGATGCGCAAGGAATACAGGTTCAAGCCCAGGACTGATTTTGATCCTTATGAGCGGCTGGCCAACGCCGTTGTTCTGCGAGCCGTTAAGGATTATCGGTACGCCTGCAAAAAACTGGCGAAACACCCGGAAAAGGAGTCGGCACTCCGGCGAAAGAAAGAATGTGAAACTTTTTTCCAATCAGATCATTTTTCCCTGTTTACTGCTCTGGATGGCAGGCAGCTTCTGAAGAAACTGCGCGAGGAGGTGAGCGAACATGACGCTGGCTGAGTATCAGACAAAGAAAGCCAATTTGAAAAGGGACATCCGTTTCATCGAAGGCAGGAAGAAGCTCTACATGGATCGAGCCAATAAGTGTACTGCATCGTATGGACCAAGGATCGGCAAAAGCGAATCACGTAACCTCAAGCCCATGGAATCGGCCATTGTGGATATGCTGCCGCTTTCAGCCCAACTCGATGACCTTTATCGTGAACTGGAAAAGTTGAATGATGAGTTCAGAAAAACGATCCAGCTGCTCCATGATACGGCTATGGAGACGCTTCTGGTACTCAAGTATATCGATGACGCTACCGAAGAGGAGCTGCGCGAGGCTCTCCACTATGAGCGTTCCAGGCAATACGAGCTGCTATCAGAAGCAAGACAGGCTTTGGAGAAAGCCTACATAGCTCACAAAAATGCGGACACGAACGGACAATAGTGGACGCTATCGGACGTTTCAATACTGGCAATAGTGTGATATCATTAGGCTGGAAAAATAAACAGATGAAAGGGCCTTTGTGGTGACAGTCTCGACCATGTGAGTGGCGAGCAGCCTCCCACGAAGGCCTTTTCGATATATAACGCGGGAGGTAGAATCGCATGCCACGTTTCCCTGATCACCCATGCGCGCACCCCGGCTGCCCGCGGCTTGTGCCAAGCGGGCGTAAATACTGTGACGAGCACAGCCGTCTGCACCCCGAGGAAACCCGGTCGGCGTCCGCCCGCGGCTACGGACGGCGCTGGCAGAAGGCGTCGAAGGCTTATCTTCGCGCCCACCCGCTCTGCGCTGAGTGCGAGAGAGCCGGGCGCTACGTCAAAGCGACGGTCGTTGACCACAAGGTCCCGCACCGGGGAGACCCGGCGCTCTTCTGGGATCAGAGCAACTGGCAGCCGCTTTGCAAGCCCTGCCACGATAAAAAGACGGGCAGCGAGGACAGCCGTCCGACCTACCGCTATTGACCAGACCAGGGGTGGTCGTAATCTCTGCGGGGGTCCCTGCTGAAGACCGTCGGCCCCTCTCGCGTACGAAAAAGGCGATTTCAAAAGGGTAATTAAAGGGTCCCTGGAAAGGCAGGTGAGATTATGCCCACCAAATCGAACAACATTGGCGGCTGCGGCGGTGCCAGACCAGGTGCCGGACGCAAGAAATCCGCCGTCAAAGACAAAGTCGCCGCTGGGAATCCTGGCGGCCGCCGTCTGGAAATGCTCGACATCCCGGAGGTGGAGGGTGCAGCGATGCCCAAGCCCCACGACTTCCTGTCAGCCGACCAGCGTGACGGAGCTCCGCTGCAGGCAAAGGAAATCTATGAGGAAACCTGGACCTGGCTGAAGCAGATCGGCTGCGCCGCGAAGGTGTCTCCGGCTCTGCTGGAACGATATGCCATGAGCAGCGCCCGATGGATACAGTGCGAGGAGATGACCAGCAAGCTGGGCTTCCTCGGAAAGCACCCAACCACGGGCAAGCCCATCCCCAGCCCGTTCATCAACATCGGCATCCAGTACATGAATCAGGCGGTGCGGCTGTGGAATGAGATATTCCAGATTGTGAAGGAAAACTGCTCCACCGACTATGACAGCGGCCCGTCCCCGCAGGACGACCTTATGGAAAGACTGCTCCGGGCAAGGGGCAACTGATAATACATCCGCGGAGGAACCGATTATGTATGAGAAAGTGAATCCCCAGCATCCGGACAAGGTAGCCGACCGTATTGCGGGCGCACTGGTGGACTACGCCTATTCCCAGGAAGAAAACCCGCGTATTGCTGTTGAGGTTCTGCTCGGCCACGGCGTCTGCCACATCATTGCGGAGACATCGGTCAGCATCCCGTCTGGCTTTGTTGAGCGGGAAGTGCGGCGCATCGCCGGTGATGGTGTAGTGCCGGATTATGTAGAAGTTCCGCAGGATACACATCTTGCTGAGAACCAAGCAGACGGCGTGCACTGCGGTGATAACGGCATCTTCAAGGGCATGCCCGTGACCGCCGAGCAGAAGGAACTGACAAGGATCGCCGGCGTCATTTATGCCTCCTGGCCGTATGACGGAAAGTACATTCTGGACGATGATCGGTTGATCATCTGCCAGAGCAACGCTCCAACAGCAGTCCTCAAATCGCTGTATCCCGGTGCGGAGGTCAACCCTCTCGGCGATTGGACAGGCGGCAGCGACGTGGACAGCGGCGCAACCAATCGGAAGCTGGGCAGCGACATGGCGGACTCCGTTACTGGCGGCGGCCTGCACGGGAAAGACCTGTCCAAGGCGGACGTGTCCGTCAATGTCCACGCATTTCTTAAAGCCCAGGAAACTGGCCAGCCTGTGGAGCTATGCTGCGCTATCGGCGATGATACCGTGGACGGGCTGCCTTATGCCAAGATCGTGGAGGAGGCGAGGGAATACATACGCTCCCTCGGCGGCTTCGAGGCGTTTGCAGAATGGGGGCTGGTACGATGAGCGAGATCAAGGTGTTCGCCAAGGACTATCCAATGGCTCCCATCGACAAATTCATACCTTATGCGAACAACGCCAGGACGCACAGCAAGGAGCAGATAAATAAGCTCCGCTCCATCTACCGGGGCATCGGCTACGGCGACCCTGTGGAGGTGGACGAAAACTTCACCATCCTCTCCGGGCATGGGCGCGTGGAGGCGGCGAAGGCGGAAGGCATGACGGAG